ATCGGATACGCCTGTTCAATCTGCCGAACAATCTCACTCCACCGAGCCGGATCCGCGCCAGGCGGCGGATTACTCCTCCAATCGCCCGGCCCCGGCCGACGGCCGACCATACCCATCGCATTCGCCGTTCGCGGCACCCCGCCCATTATCGGGCCCAACGCCATCAGCGCATTCATCACATTGCGCTCAACCTCGCCAGGAATCCGACCCTGCGCCGCCGGCCCCGCGCCACCACCCGGGATTACCCCAGGCATTCCCGGCGCTACGTTCGCACCCTGCATCCCCCGCGCCCGGGGGTCCATCACCGACGGCGTTCCGCGCCGCACCAGCGCCTTGTCAGCATTCAGCAAATCCCGCAGCGTCTTATCGGCCCCAAATTGCCGCCGAAAATCCGCCAGCTCCTCCGCCGTCACTACCGACCGCCCGTTCACCACCGGCCTGTCGGGCATCGGGCCCGTCCAGCGGTAACGCGGCATCGGGGCAGCGGCCATATCCTCGGCGCCTGCGGCACCAACGCCTGCGGCACCATTAAACATCAGAGCGTTCGGCATACTCGTACTCCTTCGCCTTCGGCGCAAACCCAGCGGGCGCAATACCGCCTTCCTGAGCCGGCGCGGCTATCTTACCAGCGCGTCGCTCCGACGGGGGCGGCGCCGCCGTTACTGCCGCAGTCCGTTCACCGGCAGCTAACACCACCGGAACGGCGGCGCCTATTCTTTCCACGGGTATCGCATCCTCCACCTCCACCGCCAGCCCACGCTGCAACCGCCCGTTCGCAGCCTCCAGCGCCGCCACCACACTGATCTGCGAATTCACGTCCACCTGCACACTCTGCTTCGCCACCCAGTCGTGCCGGTGCTTCAACACCTCCAACGCCACCTTCGCGTCCCCAGCCTGCGCCGCATCCATCAGCACGACCGCCAGGTCGCCCTCAGCATCAGCCCGGCCCTTCAACTCCGCCATCTCCGCCATCGGGTCCATCAGCTTCAGCCGCGCAAACTCTGCCGGCAGCAGCGAAGCCCTTAACGCCAAACTGTCGCCGCGCAATCCCAGCTTCGACGCCTGGTATATGCGCTCCAACACGTCAGGCGTGGCCTTCAGCTCTCTCGGCGCTAGGGGGAGGTCTCGGAACATGGGCGAGATATTACATGTGTTGCGGGAATGGTGTGGGGCTCGGGAAAAAAATTTTGGGCGGGGGCTCCATACACTTTGGCGCCTAGCGCGGGCCCTGGCCGGGGGGTCTCCGCCGCACCCAACTCCCCCCCCTCCGCACACTGATCATCAGCACACTGACGGTTCGGGCGCCCAGCTCCTGGCCCGGGCGAGCCGCTGCCGCAGGTCCCGGCGTGCCGCTTCAGTTACGTAACAAAGTTTCACGCTGCCCGCCAAGCGGCGCGCCCGCGGCGCCATGCCGGCATCAGGTTCGGCTCGTCCTGGTCGTGATCTACCGCAGTCTCAGCGCTCGGCGCAGCGCAGACTAGCGATCCTCCGGCGCGTGTTAATCGCGTCGCGTTACGCCTGCGCGAGCGTCGCAGCGGCAGCTTCCGACCCCTCGCGGACTGCGTGTGTCACTCGTGGCAGTCTGGAAAACGTTGCGAAAGCGCGCTTCCGTGGCAGTTGTGTATAGTGGTGGCAATTGCCACAACATTGCACCCCTAATTACCGTCCTCTTACCCCCAAATAGCAAGCACTACCACCACTACCACCCATAGGGAAAAACACGCTGCCACAGCTTCTGAACGGTCTGACCGGTCGGGGAGAGCCCCCGAACGTTTTTACCACAAAACGCAGACTCCGTCAGTCTGATGGCAGAAAGCGACGATAGACGCCGCGTGAGGCGTTATGGCCCTGTGTCTCGTAAATATCTCAGCGCGCGCGAACGTGGCCCGCGTTATCTCTGCGAAAAAGTGCTTGCATCGCTCCCAGACTGTGCTAGACTGCGGTTCTGGCAGCGCGAAGGGCGTGCTGCCTCCCCCGGGCGGACCGGCGCCGACAGAGTGCCGACAGCCTGGCCACTGACAGGAGTAGACCCCGATGACGACGACGAAGACCCCGACCCAGCGTAAGGATGCTGGCGTAACTTTGTACGGAGACGATGTTCTGCGGGTATTGCAGGCTCAGAGCGCCGCGCGTGCAGAGCGCGAGGCAGGGATGGCGCTTGCGCTGTGTGACGGTTACAGCCGCGAGCGTGGCCGATATATTGAAGTGCAGCGCCCGAGCTTGGCGTGGGAGCTGTTTTGGTCTGATCGCTGACTGACCCCGACCCCGGCCCGTCCTCGGGCCGGAAACGAGACGACAGGAGAAAGACGATGCACGACACCCCCCTGACCCCCGCCTGCGTGGCGTTTGCCTGCGCGTTTGGCCTCGCCCTGGGCGCTCTGGTGGCGCTCGGGCTGTAAGGAGCCCCCGCCATGCAATACCTGAGCATCCGCGTCCAATCCGCCCCCGGCCCCGATGCCGACGTCCTGGACTGGATCGAGCGATCCGCCCCCGATGCGCTGGCCGAGCTTACCGATCTGGCGGCATCGCGCCGCGCGCGCGTGACCGAGACGGCGTGGGTCGGTGACACGCTGCACGCTGAGATCGTCGAAGACTGACGCATCCGCCGAGCCCCCGTCGGGGGTTCTGGGATGCGCCACGGTGGCGCAGACACAGGAGAACGACGATGACCCGTATCACCGTAGCCCAGCTGCAAGCCGTAATCGACCGTCTGAACCGCGAGACCGGCTCGCCCGCAGAGCCTTACGTCCGCGACGCTGACGGCAAAAACCGCGCGCAAATCGGAAACTATCACCTGAGCCGAGCCTATGGCGGCTTCGCTCTGCATCGCATGGTGACTGACGGCGGCGGCGTGTCGTCGCCCTTGCACACCGGTCACATCCCGGCGCGCGATCTTCTGAATCGCATGCATGCCTATCTGGCGGGTATCGATGCAGCCCGTCGCCCCTAACACCCCCGCAGAGCCCCTACGCGGGCCGCTGTGGCCGTTCCCGCCCGCGCTGCTGGACTACCCCAGCCTGCCGCCTTGCGCGCGCCCTGTGGGCCGTTATAACCCCCCGCCGGCCGATGCTGAGCCGGCGCTGTTTTGAGGAGAGCCGATGTCCGACCCCGTCAATCATCCGCCGCACTACAACGCACACCCGAGCGGCGTGGAAGCGATAGACATTGCTGAGCACATGAACTTCTGTGTAGGCAACGCCATTAAATACCTATGGCGTGCCGACCTCAAAAACGACGCAATTGAAGATCTGCGCAAGGCCGTTTGGTACATCGAGCGTGAGATTCAGAGGCGTGAAAAGCTGACCGCAGCCCAATACCAGCCCTCGAACGCGCCAGACGTCGAGCAGTACATAAGGCAGCGGGAAGCCTTCTTCAACCGCGTACGGCGCGAACTGCGAGGTGACGCATGAAAACCAAGATGCTCACCCTCGGCCGCCGCCTGTGGAACACGGGCAATACCCGCCTGGACCGGCGCAACCTGCGGGCCTGGGTGCAAGCTCTGCGCCGCCTCGGGCCGCGCTGGCTGCTGGCCCAGCATGTGGAGCGCCGCCAATGATCGTTGCCCTGCTGGCTATCGTGGTGGCGCTTGCCGTCGCGCTCGCGCTGGACCTATAATTGAGCCGCGTTGCATCGGAACGCGTCTCCTCCTGTGCCGGTTAGCCCCGGCTTACGCCCCCGGATTGAGCAATCTCCGGGGGCTTTTTTTATTCCCCGCCGGCTGCCTTGCGGAATTCGTGAACGCTGGCGCTGCGGTTCGCTCCGAAGTGCGTCTCGCACAGGTCGCGCGCCTCGGATTTGCTGCCGCGCCAGTCCGGCGCCGCGAAGACGTGCCGCGAGCTCGGATTCAACCTCGATTTGCACATGCCCCAGTCCAGCCAGCCGGCCTCAGCGAGCGCGTGCTGCAGGGCCTGCTGAGTCAAGCGCACTGACGGCGGGGCATGGGTCTGCAGGCGGTCCACCATGAGCGCCCACGGGCCGGAAATCACGCCCCACCGGAATTCCTCAACGCGCTTTTCGATGCGGTCGATGATCCACGACTCAGTGTGCGAGCGCGTGCTGGACACCATGATCTGCTTTGCCGGCGTCCACGGCGGCGTGGCGCCAGGCTGGAAGCGCGACACGTCCCGCTCGCGCAGGTAGCGCGCGCCGGCCTCCAGGCCGCCAGCATTGAACCAGGCCCACAGCGCGCGGGATTCAGATTCCTCCATGCGCTGCGCGTGAGTCCAGATGACGAACCATCGGCGGTCGTCGCTCGGAATAGCGATAGCGTCGCGGTAGTTTGTCATGGCCAGCACAAGCGCCTGATTCACCACCTGTATATGGTGGGCGTTCTTGCGCTGAACGGTCAGTAACTCAGGGGGCGCCGCGAGTATGGGCTTCAATTTGTTTTCCAGCGCTCGCCTATCGGTAGCCTCAGACTGACGCAGTTCGTTAAAGATAACTACCTCGTTTTCGAGGTAATACCCCCACGGCTGCGACAGTTCCGACGGATCCACTGACACGCAATTCTGTTTTGTCTGGCCTCCGATGGCGTAGAGGAGCGGCGCGATCATGCTGTCTTTGCCGGCACCAGGCACCCCGCCGATGAGCAGTGCGTGGTTTATTTTCACGCCGGGGTTCTGAACCTTATACGCGAAAGCGTCCAGCATGTGATTCCGTTCCTCGGCCTCGGGGACGAGTTTCTCGACGTGCGCCAGCCACGGGCCGGGGTCGCCCGCGTCCTTGATCTCAGGCCGGCCGTCACGCCACTTGTTCCCGTAGGCTTGCCCGACGTGCTCGACCAGCACAGTGCGGCCGGGAGCGTAGGTCACGCCGCTGATAATTTTGGCGTTCATCGCGTGGCGGTTCTCGTCAAAGCTGACGGACGCCTCAATCCTGCGGGCCGCCCCCGATGACTGAGAATGTATCGAATTGCAGCGAACGTGCCGGTAAAGCGCGTTAAAAGCGTTGCGTCCGATCTCGCTTCGCTCAACGAGGTCGAAAAAAGAGTCGTCCGCGATCACGTAGGCGTACCGGGAAAACCAGTCCGACGGCTGCAGTGAGGACGCATCGCGGTCATTGACGGCCTGCTCTGCGGTTTTCTCGCCTGCCGGCTGCTGTGCCGGCCGCGGCTTCGGTGCCGGCGGTGGCGCAGGCGGCGGAGGCGGAGCGTCCAGCAGCGACACCCGGGGCAGCAGCCAGGCTCGCGCCTCGGTCCAGGTGCGGAAGTCCGCGTCGGCCGCGTCCCAGCCGTCAGGCTGGCCCGTAGGGTTGATGATTTTGATGACGGTGCAGTGCGGGCGCAGTATCTCGGCCAGGCGCAGCATGGCGATGCGGCCCGCGTCGTCGGCGTCGGGCCACAGCAGGATCTGCCGGCCGAACACTGGGCGCCAGTCTGCGAGATGCAGGGCCTGTGAGCCACCGGGCCAGGAGACGACGCTGTACGGATCCGCCCACGCAGCTGCGGCGTCCGCGGCTTTCTCGCCCTCGACGATCAGCACCGGGTCGTCGGGCCGGGCCTCCAGGTCATGCAGGCGGTACAGCGGACGCGGCGCAGGCCACGAACCGCGGCCCCAGCCGTCAGCGGTGAAGGTCCACGGCACGATTTGCTTGCGGGCGCCCTTGGGCTCGTAGCGGGCCACGTAGCCGAGAACGTCGCCATTGCCGTCCTGATAGCACCACGTCCGCACAGGCGGCCCGTAGTCCGGGTGGACGCAGTCGCAGTCCGCAGACTCTGCCGGCACAGGCGTGATCACCGAGCGTTTCGGCGCCTCGCGGCGGGGCGGTGCGCTGACGGCCACGCTGCGATCCCCGTCGAGCTCGCGGTAGGCCTCGGCGAGTTCGATATGGTGGATAGCGGCATAGAGGTCGATCAGGTCGCCGCCCCGCTCGCCGCTGGCGAAATCTGCCCACCGGCCGGTGCGCAGGTTGATGGACATTGACTCGCCAGGTTCGCCGGCCAGTGAGCCGATTTTGTATTCGTTGCCGCGTCGCTTGCCCTCGGGCAGCCAGCGGGTTACGTGCGTTTCGGCATCGGCCAGCAGGCGGTCGGCTAGGCCTCGGAAATCTAGCATCGGTGGGGCTCCTCGAAGGGCGGCTAGTTTGCCGCGTTTGTTGTGTGACGGGAAGTGGTTAGGGGGCGGAGGCGCCCCACTGGTCGGCCATTGCGGCCGCTATGCCGGGGAAGGTGGCGCTGCGGATTTTCCAGCGATCCGGGCTCGGGCTCAGTCGGTTCTGCCCGCTGTCGGTCTGATTGCCCCAGCGCTGGCGGCCGTTAACAAGGCGTGGCTCAATGACTCGCGTCGGCCGCAGTGGCGGCAGGCCCACGAGCCACAGGCAAGTTTTCTTACTGGCATCGTGCCCAAACTGCCACGGCTGGACAATCTGCTCGGGCTTGCGAAGCCTGCTGCTGATGATGCTCACCGGGTTCTCGATGGCGATGCGCGGGATTGGCGCATCCATCAGCAAGCGCACGAACGCCAGCGCGTCCTCGGTCAACTTCGGATCTCGCAAACCACGCCGCGTCCAATGCATGCCGCTTACGCTCAAATACGTACACGGCGGATGCGCAATCATCAGATCCCAGCCATCGCCCAGTACATCTCGCACGTCACCCTGATAGTGTGGCCCCGGCGCATCTGTCGGCAGCAGATCGCACGACATCGCGTCGTGCCCGCGCGCTCGGAAAGCGTCACGCACCGCGCCGCTGTATTCGCAGGCTACAAGGACTCTCATTGCTTCGTCTCCAGGAAACCAGCATCGATAACCTGCGCCCCAGCAATTCCGCCAGCCCGCGCCGTCGCGGCGCGAGCCCGGATCCGCTCCTCGGCGCGGAACCGCTCCGAGTGCGTGACGGCCGCCAGGATGTCAATCATGGCGGCTTCCAGGCACCGCAGCGCAGCCAGTTCCCCGGCCCGCACTGCGCGCGCGCCCGTAGCCTGCTGCCGGCGCACGATTTCTGCGCAGGCCTCCTGCGCGCCGCTGATGATGCCGTCAGGGTCTGCCGCTAGGCCCATGCGGGTGAGTTCCTCGGCCAAGTTGACGGCGTCAAAGATCACGCCCCAGTGCTGGCGCTGGGCTTTGCCCCGGGCCACGGCGTCGAGGGCGTCGTACATCTGAAGCGCCCACACTGTGCGGTCGTCGCGGCTGAGTAGGGCGGCGCCTGCGATGGCCACAAGGTGGGCTGTGGGGTTGACGCCTCGGGGGCGGTAGGTGCTGCGTTTACGGGTCATGCGTTTCCCAGCCCGAATGATATTGCCGCCGACATATGCCAGTAATAGCAGTCAACCCCGGTGATTTCGCGGAATGATCGACGCAGCTTGCGCAATATCTCATTCTCAATCTGCCGAACTCTTTCCAACGTCACATTGAGCTCCTGCGCCACTTCTCTCAGCTTCCAGTCGTCCAGAATGCGATGCATCAACACAAACCGTTGGGATTCGTTCAAATTAAGAGAGTCCAGCAACTTCTGAGCTAGATCACGCATCATCAGCTGCTGAAATTCGTTTTTTTCGTCTTGCCAAGGCGTCGGAGCGGGTTCCAAATCTGGCAGTTCATCATTCCGCGTCAACCAGATTTGATATGCCTCTCTGTTGAGATTGGCAACGTTCAGCTTCCCGTAATGCGATAGCGCTCGCCCCCTCATGTTCCCTCCAACAGCCTGACGGCATCGTCCACACTGCGGCACACGCCCGCCACGCCGCCAGCGCTGCGGATCGTCTGCAGGAATTCCTCCTGCCCGGGCCTCATGCGCCCGGTGCGCGACTTGACCTCGACGGCCAGCGTCCGCCCGTCGCTCAGTACGCCCATGATGTCGCTCATACCGCGCTGAGTGTTGGCGCGGATGTACCGCACAGACCCGTCCCGGTTGCGCTCTTGAAACGTCCCCGAGTTCTGCCGCCAGCACTGCGCTACCTTCGGGTGACGCTTCAACAGCGACATGACCGCCTTCAGAATGTCCGCCTCGCTCGGCTCGCGCTGCTCTGCCGGCGAAGGGTTGCGCTTGGCCCGCGTCTTCGGAGCCGCCGGGATCGGCAGTTCGCGCCGCGGCTTGCCCCAGATGGCGGCGAGAGTGTCCTCGCTGCGCTGGTGATCTTGCATGACCTCGCGCAGGGTTTTTCGGCCCCTCATTTTGGACCCTCCAGTCGCGCAATTTCCGCCTGCAACGTGGCCACCGCCTCCTTCGCCATCTCCAGCACCGTGGCCAACATCACCGCATCACCTAGGCAATCGCGGATCGCCTTGTTCTCGTCGCCCGGGCCGTAGTCGCCAGAATCAACCCACTCAATATCGTGCAGGGCTTTGGCCACCAGCTTCAAGTGCTGCGCAAACGCTCGCCGCTCGGGCGTGTCTGCGGTAAAAGTCGCTTCGTACTCCAGCTTGGAGTAGATGTAATTCATGCTTCCACCGCTCATGCCGCCAACCTCCACATAGCCGCCGCCCACGGATCCGCGGGCTTCACTCGCCAGCGCTTGCCGGCACGAATCAGGGCGCAGGTCGATTTGCTGACCTTGCCTCCGGTCTCTTTTGCAGCGATAGCCGCAGACTTCGCCGCTCGGATCCTCTCGACGTCCTCCCATGTCAGGGGCGATTGCGCCTGCTTGGCGCGGGCGATCTTCTCGGCGCGCAAAGGGTTATCCCACGCACCGCGAGCCACCGCAGCCCGAGCGATGCCGCTCACGGTGCCAGGCCGCACATGCGCAGGCGCCACACACCGCGAATTCCCACATGACGTGGTGGCAAACAGGTTTGCCGGCAGAGGCTTGCCGCGCTGGGCTTCCAGCAACACGCGCCGCACGGTCATGTACTTGGGATTGGAGAGCTTGCTGACGAACACGGCCGGCGTCGTGCTGTTGGCATACACGCCGCGCCAGATCAGGCAGTCGCCCTCCTCCTCGGTGCGCGACTCCCACACCTTCGACAGGTAACTAGGAATGGGATACGGGGGCATCATGCTGCAGGCTCCAACAGCGTCTCAGCCGTGATCGGCAACCCGCGCTCTCGCGCCGCAGCAAGCACCGCCGCGCCGTAGCGCGCCGGGATCCAGCCCCGCCCCTCAACCCACCGCGTGACGGTGGACGGATGCACGTTCAGCAGACGAGCCGTAGCCCGCACGCCACCAAGTTGCCGGATGATTTCAGCGGCCGGCCCCGCTCGTTTGGTGTTCATGTTGCGATTCTGCACCATCTCATCCCCGGCACGCAACACCCGGGAAAACACCTAGACAGAGCCTGCATGTGTTTGCGTGGGGTTACTTGACATTGCGCCGACACCATCGCAGAATGGCAACACCATCAACAAAAAGGAGTGACGCGATGGACTTTCCCGGATTCGGTGACGTACAGACCTGGGGCGCGGCCGTGAACGCGCCGGGGTCGCCATACTACAACGACCACCCGCACGAAACGGAAGCCCGCGACCACCTGCTGGCCTGCCCTGCGGACTGGCAACTGTGGTTCTCAATTGTCTCGACTGCCCGCGAGGGTGCGGCGTTCGATGTCGTGAACGTCCGCGAGGAGGACATGGCTTCGGCTCACGCCGACGTCCTGCTGGCATGCCTGTTTGCCGGCACCCGCGCGCAGGCCGACGCGGCTCGGTTCGAGCTGCAGTCGCGCTTCTTGGCGCACAACGAGCACCGCGTTCAGCAGATCGCGGACGCGATGTTTGCGTCTAGCGAGCCCGATTCTGATCCGTATGACTGGGAGATCTGAACATGGCCACGACCACAATTCACATGCATCAGATCGTCAGCGTGCGCGCCGAAAAGCACTACAGCATTGACAGGTGCACCTGGAGAAACATCGTCGTCACCGACGCTGACGGCCGAGAGACGAAGATCGCGCTGTTCCCGGCCGACGACAGCAAGCCCGAACAGATCAGCATCATTGACGAGGAGCGCCCCCATGCGTAAGCCCACCGCAGACCTTTCCGACGGAGAAGTGTGGGTCATCCTGACGGCCCTGATCGGCCCGAAAGACTACGGCTCGTGGGCCGTGGTCGGGCCGATGATGGACACGCACAAGATCGCGGTCGAGCACTACGCTGAGCTAGAGGACGAGGCTGCCCACTGGGTAGCCCGCATCCTGAGCGACGAGGCGTCGCCCGATTGGCCGTGGATTGAGGCCGTTGCCCCCACCGCGCTGCAGGCGATCCGCTTGGTTGTGGCCATGGACATCTGCGGCGAGTACGTTGACCTGCCGTTTCGGGCGTATGGGGTGAAGGCATGACCGCCGACCTCGAACAACGCACCGCCGACTGGTTCCGCGCCCGGGCCGGAAAGGCAACGGCCAGCAGGTTCAAAGACGTCATCGCCAAGCGAAAAGACGGCAAGGGCTACCTCTCGGTCCGGGACGACTACGCCGCGGACTTGGTAGTCGAGCGCCTGACCGGCGAGCCGGCACAGCGGCTGGACACGGCCGCCATGTCGTGGGGCCGCGAGCAGGAAGACGAAGCCCGCCGCGCGTACCAGTCCCTGCGTGGCGTGATCGTGGAGGACGTCGGGTTTGTCCAGCACGATACGCTGCAGGCGGGCTGCAGCCCTGACGGCCTGGTGGACTGGGACGGGCTGATTGAGATTAAGTGCCCGTTCAATTCCCGCAACCACATTGAAACGCTGACCAGCGGCATGCCGGCAGAACACATGGCGCAGGTACAGGGCCAGCTGTGGATCACCGGCCGCGACTGGTGCGATTTCATCTCGTTCGACCCGCGCATGCCGCCAGAGCTTCAGCTCTATGTGCAGCGCATCAACCGTGACCCCGGCTTCATCGCCGACCTGCAGGCCGAGGTCACTTCTTTTCTGGAGCAGGTCGGCAACCAAGTCGAGGCGCTGAAGCGTCTCGCGTCTGAGAGGATTGCAAAGTGAGCGAAGTCGAGAAGAAGCCCCGCAAGAAGCGGGAGAGCAAGTCCCACGTTTTCCTGGTGACCGTGGGCAACCAGAAGCGCCTGATCCGCGCGCCGCACAAGAACACCGCCATCAGGCACATCCGCCCAGAGACGGTTGAGGCCCGGATTCCGACGCCGGAGGAGCTCATGCAGTGCGGTATCGAGGGCATCGCGATCGAGGACGTGAAGGCGATGCCGCCGCGCCCGCAGCCGCAGAAGGCGGGGGCGGGAGCAATCTGATCTGGAGGAAAAGATGGCGCAACAATTTTCTGCTGATCAACTGGAAAGTCTGCGGCGCCGTCTTGCAGACGGAATTTCCCCAGAACCAATGACTGGATGCTGGCTCTGGGCCAAAAGCTGCGGGAGTTCTGGATATGGAAAACTTCGCGTTGGCAACAAAGACATATCAGCCCATAGGGCGTCTTTTTTGGCATTTCGCGGCCAGATAGGCGAGGGCATGTGTGTCTTGCATTCATGTGACGTGAGATTGTGTGTCAACCCTGCGCATCTTTTTGTCGGGAGTCATTCCGATAACTCCAAGGACATGGTGAAGAAGGGAAGACACAAATGCCCGGCAAGAATCAGAGCATTTTGCCCGCGTGGGCATTTGTATTCTGGACTCAATTTATTTGGCCGCCGCATTTGCCATAGTTGCGCCAACGAAGCATCCAAACGCTGGAACCTCAAAAACAGGAAATCATCATGAGCAACATCGTTCCATTTGAACAGCAACTTCATCTTGCAGACGCTTTCTGCAAGTCTGGCCTTTTTGGTGTTCGCACCAGAGATCAGGCCATCGCGCTGATGGCAATCTGCGAGGCCGAGGGACTGCATCCCGCCAAGGCCGTGCAGGAGTACCACATCATTCAAGGCCGACCTGCGCTCAAGGCCGACGCCATGCTGGCTAGGTTCCAAGCTGCTGGTGGCAAGGTCAAGTGGACGTCAATGACTGACCAGCGCGTGGCCGGCGAGTTCTCGCATGCCCAAGGCGGCAGTGTTGAGATTGACTGGACGATTGAGATGGCCAAGCGCGCAGGGTTGACTAAAAACCCGACATGGAATCAATATCCACGCGCCATGCTGCGCGCCAGGTGTATCAGTGAAGGCATCCGAACGGTCTACCCTGGCGTGACTGTCGGCACCTACACACCCGAGGAAGTCAGCGACATGGAGCCCCGCGAACCCGTCCGCATGCGCGACATGGGCCCCGTGGACGAGATCGCACCGCCCGCACCGCCCGCCCCCGCCGTTACGTTGGATGCTGTGCTGGAGCAGATCGCCATGACGGCCACGCTGGAAGGCTTGGAACTGGTGCGGCCGATGATGCGCAGCCTGCCGGCAGATGACCGCAAGGAGGCCATCGCCGCGGCCCAAGCTCGCGCCAATCAGATCCGCGCCGAGTCGGAGCCGGCGCCAGTGCCGGCACCTGCCGCCGCAGAAGCCGGGGATGGTGCGCTATGAACTCGGCGCCTCTGACGCCTGTTGAACTGGCCAAGCGGTGGGGGATCACTGCCCGCACGCTGGCCGAGTGGCGGCGTTTGCGCAAGGGGCCGGCACACGTTCGCCTCGGGGAAGGAACCCGGGCGCGGATCGTGTACCGACTGGAAGACGTTGTCGAGTACGAGATGAGGAAACGCGTATGAACACCGAGACGGAAATTCGCCAGGCGCTTGACCCCGACGTCGAGCCGATGCAGCGCTGCTGCCACGGCGGGTGCGAACAGGGCCGAGTCTGCCCCGCGCGGGCGTACTGGGAGCCGCCGCATACCGAGGAGTCGGCGCTGGATACGTGGCTGCCGGCAGTGGCTGCGGTGGCGTGCGCGGTCGCTGTGATTCTGGCTATGGCGGGGGGGATGAAATGAGTGCCCTGCGCGAAGCCGCCCAGCAGGCGTTGGAGGCGTTGGAGCACATTGAGCACCACTACATAAGTTTGCCAAAAGCAGGCAATAAGGCCATCACCGCCCTCCGCGCCGCGCTGGCGCAGCAGGAGCAGGAGCAGGAGCCGGTGGCGTGGGTAGACAAGGGGTCGATTGCATGGCTGGGCGAGCAACGAAGCCTACAGCGCAGAAAAGTGCGATCGCGCCGCGAGTGGCAGTCGTTGAGCGAGGAGGAGCGCGACGCTGCCATACGGTGGGCGGTAGATCAAGAAAAAATGCACTTCGGACGTGCCGTTGCCCGCGCCGTCCAGGCCAAGCTGAAGGAGAAGAACTCATGAATGACCAGGAACGAGCCGTAATGCAGAAGGCGCTGGAGGCGTTGGAAAAATTGAGAGACACGACGCATAGCGACACGCTGTACGCCCAGTTTGAGGTTGCCATCACCGCCCTCCGCGCCGCGCTGGCGCAGCAGGAGCAGGAGCAGGAGCCGGTGGCGTGGACAGATCGAGAGCTTCAACTAATCGACGGGATGATTGAAGTCCAACTGCATCACGCCGCGCAGTGCGACGGCATTGCAAACCGCACGATGGCTGAGAAACAGAAGGGCTGGGACATGGAGCGGGTGGCCCTGCTGCAAAAGATCAAGAGCAACCCACCCCGCCGCGAGCCGGAACTGCTGAAGGCGCTGAAGTTGATACGGCAAAGCATCGTCAACCCCCTGTCGGTGCAGATGTCACAACAACAGTTGTCGGAATGCGTTCGCGCAGCCATCGCCAAAGCAGAGGGGCAAGCATGAAACTCCGCGCCTTTCTGCGCGGTTTCGTCAACGGACTAGCACTGTTGCCGCTGTGGCGGTGGCTTAGGAGGAAGACATGACCAAAGAAGACCTAGAACGCTTCGCCGCCATCGTCGCCGCAGCCCAACGCGAAAAAGTCGCCCACTGGATGCGCAGCATGGGCTACGCCACCGGGCATGGAGATACCGTCGAAGACCTGCTTGACCACCTCGGAACGCAGATTGCGGAGGGGCTGTTGATGGAGCGTGAGGCGTGTGCCGACATCTGCGACCAGCACGCAAGCATTGAAGGGATTGCGCAGCGGTGTGCTGCGGAGATCAGAGCGAGAAACAAAACGTGAGCGAATCAATCCTCAAAGCCTTGAGTTATCAGCCACTGTGCAATCATCAAACTCATGGGCTTATAAATCAACAATGGCAAGTTGCCGGTTGCGGACGGTCTTTGTCCGAATTTGCAACCACTTCACAGCAATATATTGGTCGAAAGGGCCAAGACATGCCCATCGTAACCTACAAAGAATTTGTGCAAGACACCACTCGCATGTTTGAAAAGGCTGTTGAGTTGGCCTACAAAGACCTGCTAGAGAAAGCGGTGGCAGAGGCGGTGGCGGCCGAGCGCGAAGCCTGCGCGAAGGTGTGTGAGCAAGAATGGAGCACGCACGGCTGGGCGCAAGCAGGAATCGCAACCGCCGCCATCCGTGCAAGGAGCAAGACATGAAGGACAACGACATCGCCACCATGATGCACGAAACTGCAGGCCAGCACTGGGGCGACGAAGCGCACTTCCAGCGGTTTGCGTACATGTTGCTGGCGGCAGATCGCAAACGCCAAGAGGAGCAGCTGCATACCTGCAGTGCAATGTGCGACAAGCCGCTGTGTGCGGCACGAAGGCGGGGCGTGGAGGCCGAACGTCACCGCTGCGCCCAGATCGCCCGTCAGTTTGACGTAGACCACCCGAACACCAACTACGGCGGGTGCATCGCCCGCTTCATTGAGGGCGCAACACCATGATCACCGTCGAAACCCACGACCGCATTTGCTCCGACCTGCACCAGCAGATGCGCGCGTTGATCGTTGAGAACGAGCGCCTGCGCCGCCGGCTGACGGATGACGAGGTTGGCCGCATTTGGTTCGAGGCCAAGATCCCGGGCCTGATGGAAAGCGATGCCCGCAGGCTTATCCGCATGACCGAGGCGCACCGTGAACTGCCCACTGTGCGGTAAGTGGGCAGGAGTGCTGGAAACGCACCGAGAGATGGCACACACCAGACGGAGGTACGAATGCGCGAATCTGCATCGGTTCACGACTCACGAGCGCCTGGTGAGCACGGGCCTCTCGACCCGGCGGAAGCCTGCACAGAGCTTGGAGCCGAAGACCCGGAAACGCTCCCCGAAGCGTTCTGGGTCTGGCTTGCCCTGACGGCAATCGTTGTTACGGTGCTGGTGGCCGACTTGGTGTTGAAATAGCGGCGTGGTCTACCTTAGAAACAGCGCACGCTCGTCCCTGCGCCGCTTGACAAGACCCGGGAGTTCTTTGCCGCCAGCCTTCGTCCATTGCATGAATGCATCTGCGGCACCTTCGATGTCATCACGGTTTGCCTTCATGCGGATCTGGCTGCGTTGAAGATTCCCTAGCCCTGCGTTGTACGCAAAAGAGACCAGAGCGTCGAAGCGCCCTTGAT